AATCACCTCAGTCACCGGCCCCGCCGGTGTGGCGGGTGCCGCGAGAACACTCGCATCGCGCTGCGCCTCCGTCAGCGGCTTGTCGTGGCGCTCTTCTTTCTTGGTCATCGGTCACTCCTTTAACACCCCGTCAATTGAAAGGGGCGTGAATCAGACGCTAAACGGTGTAAGCCTTCGCGTAGTTCTCCGGCAGGATCGAGAACAATTCCTGCGCGGTGAGCCAGCTCGAGGCCGTGATGGTGCCGCCGGCGGTCGTCAGCCGGATGCCGAGGAACCGCTGCGTCGGCGTGCCCGGCGGCAAGCCGAGATAGAACAACGCGCCGGCGACGGTTTCCGCCAGCGGGATGCTGCGCGACGCGTGGACGAGGATGCCGGCGGTCAGCGCGGCGTCGGTTGCGGAGATGATTTCGAAGAGCGTCGCCGCGACGGTGCCGGCCACATCCACCGAGAGGCCGAAGCCGATCGGCGTGCCGGTGCCGATCTTACGTTTCGGGGTGACGTTCCCGAGGTCGATCGAGGACGCCGAGACCGCCGCGGCGCCGAACGCCTGGGCGGACGCGACTTTGAGTAGAGCATCGATGAACATATCCAAACTCCTTTATCAGTGAACGAGGATCAACAGCGCCTACGAAACGAGCGCCTCGTTATTGAGCAGCGCGTCGACGGTGCGAATGGGCGTGTCGCCGAAGAACAGCACGCGCTTGCCGGCGTAGTTCTCGAAGGTCAAGCCGCCGCCGTTCGCGACCGACGTCCGCGCCAACTTCCGCAGATAGCGCCGCGTGGTCCGGTTCATATACCAGACGGTTTTCCCGAGCCGATTCGGGATGGTTTCTTCCGCCTGCTCCATGAAGCCGATCAGGTCGACGGTCGTCCCGCCGTTCATCAGCGAAACGTCGAGGTTGCAGACGCGCACCGCGTAGCGCCAGTCCTTCACCATCAGCCCGGCTTTCCAGAGCCAGCGCTCTTGCATGGCGCGCATGCGCGAGCCCGGCAAGCCGGCGATCATTTCGACCGTGACTTCGCCGTAGTCGTCGTGCTGCAGCCCCGCCGTGGACCCCTTCGGCACCAGGCCACTCAGGGTTTCATCGCCCCACCCGATGAGCCACGCCGACGTGTTGTCCACATCCACGCCGCCCGCCTTGATCACGTTCGACCCGTTCGTGCCCGTGGACAGGTTGTAACGCGGCGTCAAGCCGGTGAATTCCTCCGGGGCCAGGCCGCCGTTGCCGTAGAAGAGGGTCTGCGCCATCTCCTGATTCATCGCCTCGATAAACGGCCGCGCCTCCGACATGCGCGTGGCCGCGGTGTTGCCGTTCAACTTCAACACTTCGAGGTCGATTTCCGACCACGCTTCGAGCATGGCCGCCTGATCGTCGATCTGCGCGGTCGTCGACTTGCTCGGGACGACGCCTTGGTTCACTTGCCGCCACGAGACGGTCGGGAGCGCCGTCCGAATCGTCGTGCGGTTGCCGGTGGCGAGGTTGCCTTCTTTCCAGGTCATGTCATCGAGCATCTCGTTGCTCTGCGCGAGCAGTTCGACAATGTCCGACGCCTTGCCCGTGGGATCCGTGCGCTTCGCCAAATCGGCGAGCGTGAGATTGCCGGTGCCTAGTGCTGCCATACGATTAACTCCTTATGTGCGTCTTACGTCGTGGTCTCTTTGGGTGGATAGAGCCGTTCCGCCAACGACAGGTCCGCTTTGCGCGTCAGACTGCGGCCCGTCGGCGGCGTGTCTTCCGTGATGGCCTTACCGACGTGCTCGAGAAAACGCACGACGTGGATGTTGTTGCCAGCGCCGCCGCGGTTGAGGAATTCGAGGAATCCCTCCCGATGCGGATGCCCTTGCGGGTATGCCCAATCAATCGCCGCTTTCGTGCGTTGCTGTGTCGCCGCGAGCTTCTCGCCGCCGAGCTCAGGGTCGGCGGCCGTCTCCGCGAGCCAGCGGTCGCTTTGTTTGCGCAGCGCCGCGTCGTGTTCGTCAATCGCCGCCTGCGCGTCGGCGTTGCTCCAGTTGTTCGCCCGGGCGATCGCTTCGATGTCTGCGAGGTCGCCTTTGGACAGACGACCCCCTTCTGGCAGCTTCAGTTCGTACTTCTCGGGCGCCTTCGCCTCGTCGGCGGCCTTGCGCGCGGTTTCCGTATCTGCAGCGGCTTTCTCGGCCGCGATCTGCTCGGGCGTCTTCCCGGCAGTCGCGGCGTCTGCGGCGGCTTGGTCAGCCGCGGCCTTGTCGGCGGCAGCTTTGTCGGCTGCCGCCTTATCGGTAGCCGCTTGATCAGCGGCGGCTTTCGTCTCATCAGCGGTGGCGGTCGTCATCGGTGCTCTCCACTCAGTCGTCCAAGAAAAAAGGGCCGGCCCTCTGCTGTCGACAGAGAGCAGGCCCTTGAAAACTTCTTGGTGTGATGAACCGGGAGCTACCCGGCGTCACAAGGTTAGGCGGCTACAGCCGCAAACGTCGTTACTCGATCATCGCCGTGGGCGTCTGCGCCGCCGCGTTTTCCAGATCCTCCGATTTCGCGCGGCGTCGCGCGTCCTGCATCAAGCGAAACAGCGCGAGGTCATCGGCGGCTTCGATTTCCGCCATCAACCAATGCCCGACGTCTTGGCGCCCCGCATTCGCCTGGATGCGCTCGGGCGGATCTTGCACGGACTCGAACACGCGGCAGTAGTGGAGAAAGCGCCAGAGCACGCGCCCGCCCGCAGGGGTCGCGAGCACGGCGTTCAGGTCCGCGAGCTCGTCCGCGCGACGATTGACGACCTTCCGCCCCGCGCGCTGCACTTGCTCGGGATCCGACGCGTTCTTCACGAGCGCGCGGGGTGCCATCACGCCGCTCCTTGCACGACGCGGTCAAGCGCGGTGTCGCCGCCCATCGGCGTCGTCCCGGCCGCATGCGCCGCTTTGGCGAGGGACTCGGCTTGCTGCGCCTCCTGCTGCGCGCGGAGCATCTCGGCGTCTTGGTCCGCGAGTCCCTGCGCGTCCTCATCGGATCGGAGCAGCTTCGGATTCACGCCAAAGGCATCGGCATACTCGTTGACGACTTCGAACTCGGCGACTTTGTGGCGCACGTCGGGATGCGTCTGCACGAGCCCGCCGACGCGCACCAGGAACCCATCGAGCGGCGCAACCTTCGTCAATTTCTGCGCCTGCGCGAGAATGGAGATGTATTCGACCGTCAGGTCCACGCCGTCGAGATCGGGCGGTGGTGGCGGAATCAGCCCCGCGCGGTCCATCATCGCGTAGACGCGATCGACCAGCGGATCGAGCAGTTCATCATTGGTCGATTCGAGCACCGGCCCGAGCTGCATCAGCTTCTCTTGCTCCCGCGCGCGCACTTCTTCGGCGGTGATGGGTTGCTTACTGCCCGAGGCGTCGATCATCGACAGCATGCGGAACAGGTCGACAAAAAACGCGCGCTCGATACGCTGCTGCACTTCCTGAATGTCCAGCACCATATACTGCAGGTCGGGCTTCACTTCATAGAGCGGCCGGATGCCCTGCTGCCCCTGGCCGCTCTCGACATAGGTGATATCGCTCGGCAGCGCGGAGACTTTCTGCGTCATGACCGAGTGCGGCGCCTGGAGCGGCGGGTGCACCATCTTTGCAATCGCCTGACTCTTGAGTTTTTGCTCCGACTGGAGTTGCTTCACGCCCGAGAGCGCCGTCATACCCGGGCACTCGGTCCCGTAAATATCTTCCGCGCTCCGTTCCCACGTCGGCGCGAGGACGGGAAATTCGTGATAGCCCGCTTCGCGCAGGATCGGGGCTTCCTTGTCGTATTGCGCTTTCTCGAAGTGGCACGAGAGCCAGGGAAAGGCGCGCGCATCGAGCCGGGTGCGGTCGACGGCGTGGTTCGGCATCACCATCCAGCACACCTCGACCTGCTGCTGGTAGAAGCCGGTGTCGTAGGCACGCTTGACGACCGACGAGAAGCGGCGCCAGTCCGGCGTCTGCCCGGGGTCCAGCCGTTGCCCGTCCTTGCCGCCAAATTCTTCGACGACGTTTTCCACGGTTTTGATGTATTCCCGCAGGAAGTAGGCCGGCAGGCCGCGATTGTCGAGGTCGATCCAATAACTGCCGATCGGATACTGATAGCAGCGGAAGAGGTCGCTTGTGCGGCCGGCGTCGCCCGGGTCGTCGAGCACCCCAACGGCGGCCGTGCCGAAGACGCCCATATCGCCATAGAGACCCGGCAGCACCTTGTAGAGATTCGACAACTGAAACACCGTCAACAGGCGTTGCGTGACGTCGAAGAGCCAACTCGCCACCGGCGGAAACTTCGCCAAGTCCGGGTCCGGCGTCGATAACTTCATCCACGGACGGGCGGGCGAGGTGAGGCCCGCATGCAATCCTGAGCGTAACGTGCTCGCCGCAAACGTCGCGGTCTCGTCGATGATTTTCTGATTACGGCGATCGCCGCGGTTCCGGTCGGTCAGCGTGAAGCGCGGCTTCGTTGGAAACATGTAGTCGGCGATGTCCCGCCAATGCGCGTCGAAACTGGTCCGCTCGCTCCGCATCCCCGCGGCAATGCGCTCGTAGCGTTGGCGCTTCGTCAGGTCAGCCATCAATAGCGCCGCTCGAGAAAGTTCGCGGGCGTTAGTGACGGCGCCTGCGCGACCGCCGACACGCCGACCCGCCGCGGGCGCGCACCCAGGACGCCCGGCGCGGCCGTGGCCATCTTGCGACGCTTCTGGCCCGCGAGCTGCGCGGCCGCGGCCGCATCGGACGCGAGGCGCGCGCTATCAGGTGGCACGAGGGGTTCACCGGGCGCCGCCTTCTTCTTCGCGAGGGCCTTCCCGGCGAACAACCCGGCACTTCCCGCCAAGCTGAGCGCGAGCGCCGTGCTAAACGCGGCCATCAGTGCGCGCCTCCAGGGTTTTTTGATAGGCCGTTTCGACCGGGACATAGCCGCACGCGAGATAGAACGCCCCGACGTCCGTGCCAATCGGCGCGACCATCTGAATCAACGTGAGGTCGTGGTCGCGTGCCCAGGTTTCCGCACGCCGGATGAGGCGCGGCCCGAGAGAGCCGCGGCGATAGTCCGGCTCCACCCACCAGACGAGTTCGTCGGCGTAGAAGTCGCCCGTCACCGGATGCGGGAGCCGCGCGACCGCGATCATCCCGACGAGTAAACCCGCGTCGTCGGCGACGAAGATGACGCCCAGGCTCAACGCGGCCTCGATAAGCGCCTCTAAGGCGGCGGGATGCGCTCGCAGGACCGCCCCATACGGCGTGCCGGCGAGAAAGTGCAGGGCCATCTCAACGAGCCGCGGGGTATCCGCCGGCGTCGCGGCGCGAATCACAACAGCAGCAGGGGCGAGGGTGGTCGGCAATTGTGTGCGGTGACGCTCTCACCGAATGTGAGAACCGT